AAACATTAATGACCAGATAGACACTATAGAAGTTGATGTAAGGCAGTCTGAGAGCATTGCAAGAACGGCAGAGGATACGGTGGCAGATACCACTAGAGAGCTTAGAGACGATGTGTATGCTTTAGAAGAGCGGGTAAACGATACACTTAGAGATGTAGACCTAGAATTAAGAGAGATACGAGACGATCTGGAAAGTAGAATCCAACAAATGCTAGATAATCCCCTTAATGATAACGAATAAAGGAATGGCAGTGGCAGATACTCAGATGCGAGAGCAAATAGCGCGGATAGATGAGCGCATAAAAACTATGTTTAACAGGCAGTCAAAGATAGAAAAGCAAGTAGAAGCTATGAATGTTAGACTACAAGAAATATCGCCTCAGATAAAATTTGCAGAGCGAGCTTTTTGGATAATTCTAACGCTTGGAATAGCTATTTATTTTGGGACTAATTAGGAAAATCTTATGAAAAACAAAGACAAAAAATTAGACCCGTTATTATTAAATATGGCGGCTTCTTGGTCTCAAAAAGCTTATAACAAAAAGAATTCTGGAACTATTAAAATAGAATCAAAATTCTCCTCTACCACAGTCTACATAAAGAAAAACAATTCTATTGACGTTATAGCCTTCAGAGGCACACAGCAAGGCAGAGATTGGCTAACTGACGCATTTATCGTGCCAATTCCTTATGCTGGAAGGCTTTGTCATGGCGGGTTTACTCTAGCCCATCGCTCAGTATGGAAAAAGATATTGCCCCATATCAATATGAAAAAACGGACTTTGATCTGTGGTCATAGCCTGGGAGGTGCATTAGCAGAGCTTTCCGCAGCTAAATTATGGAAAAAACACCCTAATCTTAATCTTGTTACTTTTGGAAAACCTAATACCTTCTTTAAAGGCTTTAAAAGAGCTATGAAACTAGATAATCAACTGTCTTGTGTACATGGTTCTGATTTGGTAGCTACCGTACCTAGACTTTGTTATGGAGCATCNAAGTCTCANACTATGCTGTATTTTGCTAATTGCGGAGTTGATTTTATAAACCCTGACAATCTTACTAGAAAAGAAGATAGAGGCAGTTTAGAAGATCGTTTGACCGATCATTTTATGGAAGGTTATACAAAAAGATTAGGAGATTATTTAAAGCACCAAAACAAAAAACCCTCAAAAGCAGAAATAAAAGAACTGGAGGCTATAGCCGATGAACTTGAAAATACTTAGTTTAGGCATTTATATAGGTTTATCTGGCTGTACTGTTTCAGAAGAAATGATTGCAAATAAAGAACTTTATTGTTCTGGAGTTTATAAAGGCATTAGGGCTGTAGGGCGCGTAGCTACTGAAGTTACAACTGGCATAGCGGTTCCTGATGTTTGCGACACTATTGACGAAATTGTCGAGGAGGAAGAGGCTGAAGCAACTGACAAAAGNGGTTAGTAATGTGGAAGCTCTTATCAAGTTATGGCTAATCTTTTATGAAACTTAAAGGGATTTTAGGAGCGTTAGCCCCTACCCTGCTTAAAACGGTAGCCAGCAGCAATCCTATTGCAGGAATGGCACTTAAAATAGCCGCTAAAAAGTTAGGGATGCCCGAAACATCTAGTATTGAACAGATTGAAGAAGTTATAGAAAGAGAACCAGAAAAAGCAGAAATCTTGCAGGACGCAGAACTAGAGATAAAAAAGCTCACTGCGAATATCGAGGGGTTCAGGCTTGAGACCGAAGACAGGCAAGACGCAAGAAAGACTTTTGCGAAAGACCCTACGCCTAAACTTATTGCAGTTTTGGCAATGGTTGGGTTTTTGGCGTATATCTTCATGGTTACGCTCCAGGCTCCAGAGAGCAATGACGATGCCATTGTCAACCTTGTTCTTGGTTATCTTGGGGGGCTTGTTAGTGGCATTGCCAGCTTCTATTTCGGAAGCTCTCATAATGGAAGTTAAGATGGACAAATTAATAGAACAACTCAAACGCCAAGAAGGAACTAAAAATCATGCGTACAAAGACCCCTACGGCACTTGGCATATCGGGGCGGGTCGGAATATCCACCCAGATGGCGCTAACAAAGGAATGGGCATCAGCGACACAGAAATAGACTATATGCTCAGCAATGACGTAGCCAGAACAATCGCAGAGTTAGCCAAGGAATACCCGTGGTTTAACGACTTAGAAGAAGGCGCAAGGCGTGACGGAATTATTAATATGCACTTTAATCTAGGCCGAGTTCGGTTTGCTAAGTTTAAGAAAGCTATTGCTCATATGGAGTCTGGTAATCATTCAGAAGCAGCTATTGAGTTTTTAGATAGTCTGTGGGCAAAACAAGTAAAAGGTCGTGCTTTAGAAGTTACCGACATGATTAAAACAAATACTTATGTATGAGTACAAGGCCACTGTTGTAAAAATCGTTGATGGAGATACTGTCGATGTTGATGTTGATCTTGGTTGGAATGTCGTTATTCGTGGCAGTAGTGGTCGCATTCGTTTGTTTGGAGTTGATACACCCGAATCTCGCACCCGTGATAAAACAGAAAAGAAATTCGGGCTTTTAGCTAAAAAGTTTGTAGAAGCCTTTATGCCAGTAGGCACAAAGGTCATTTTGAGAACCCATGAAAAAGGCAAATACGGTAGATACCTTGGGGATTTTAAAGTGGGCAAGAAATGGCTGTGTAAAGAGCTTCTAAAGCACCATCATGCCGTGGAATATACAGGTCAAAACAAGAAACTAGTCGCTGCTGGTCATTTGGCTAACAGAAAATTGGTTAAAGTATAAATTATACATTTACTTATATGCAAAAGTAATGCCAGAAATCTATCTGCCCGCAAAGCTAAACCGCTTTCTCGAACCCAAAAGGTTTAAGATAGCCATTGGTGGGCGTGGCTCTGGCAAGAGCATGAGCTTTGCCAATATGTGCCTGATGGATGCACAGATAAAGAATATAAAGACGCTTTGCTTTCGCGAGTACCAGAACTCTATTGATGACTCTGTTCACTCGCTTTTAAAGGCAGAGATTGATCGTTTAAAACTTAACGGTTTTAGTGTCCAGAAATCCGCCATCCTGCTTAATGATGAGCCTATGTTTAAATTCAAGGGCTTGGCGCGTGATCCAGAAGCAGTTAAGTCTGCACACGGTTTCCAACGATTTTGGGTTGAAGAGGCCCAGACTATTAGCTTTGATTCGCTTAAAGCCTTAACGCCAACACTGCGAGAGGAAGGCTCAGAGATATGGTTCTCTGCTAACCCGCGCTCCTCAGTTGACGCATTCAGCCAGCGATTCATCAAGCCCTACGAGAAGCAGTTGCTTAGGGACGGCTCTTATGAGGATGATGACCACCTGATTATATCGATCAATATTGAGGACAACCGGCTTGCCCCAGATGTTTTGCTAAGAGAAATGGCGGGTGATAAAGAGCGGATGTCGCCCGCCTTGTTCAGTCATGTCTGGGCTGGTCAATTTCTTGATGATGTGCAGGACTCGATAATTCCCTCTGAATGGTTTGATGCGGCCATTGATTCGCACAAGAAGCTAGGCTTTGAGGCCAGCGGTGCTGTTATAGCCTCTCACGATCCCTCAGATGAGGGTGGTGACAGTAAGGGCTTTGCTCTGCGTAAGGGTTCGGTCATTCTTGATGTCTGCGAGAAGGTAACAGGAGACTCCAACGAGGGCATGGACTGGGCGCTAGAAAAGTCCAGAGATGCACAAGCTGATTGGTTGGTGTGGGATTGCGACGGGCTGGGTATCTCATTGAAGCGTCAGGTTGACCAGGAGCTTGAATCAACTAAGATGCAGAAGCACCAGTTTAGAGGTTCTGAGTCCCCCGATGATAGTGAGCTACCGTATTCGGGCAGGGACTCAAAGACTAATCGAGACACCTTTCTTAACAAGAGGGCGCAGTATTGGTGGAAGCTAAGGGATAGGTTCTATGCGACCTATCGGGCGGTAGAGAAGGGCGAATACATTAACCCAGAAGAGCTTATATCCTTATCCTCTGAGATTGATGTCCTTGACCAATTACGCAGTGAGGTTTGCCGAATACCTCAGAAACGCTCTAACAGTGGTAAAATTCAGATTATGAGCAAGATAGATATGGCAAAGAAGCCTTATCAGCTACCTTCGCCAAACATGGGCGATTCCTTGATGATGGCGATGTTCTCGCCCAAAGCAACGCGACAAGATGCCGTGAAACTTAATTTTAGTGGTTGGGGTTAAAATGGAAGATGAAAAGAAAGAATTAGATCAAGAGGGGGAAGGCGAGCAAACTGAATTCGACACCCTATCGTTTTATGACAAATATGATGACCACGACAAAGTAGTCAATCTTTTGACGGCTAGTCAAGAAGCTGACAATGA